AGGGAAGTCCATACTAATGGCAATATTAAGAGGCGGAAAAAGAATTGGTGGATTTGATGTACGAATAGGGTTACCTAGAGATAGAAGCCTAGACAATGTTAATCAGGATCCAAGATTAAGACAAAAACAAGGCGCAAATCCCGAAACGACAATAGGTAGATTTCAGTCATATGTGAATGAAGCTGAAGGATTTGCTAGAAAAGCCAGATATTACACAGAGTTTCATTTACCAACTGGAATACCAATTGAAGATTTTATAGGATTAGAGTTTGCCAATGGTCAACAAGCGTCAACAATAGGACAAGAAGCTTTAGGTTTCTCTACACAAGAAACAAATAGATTTACTCAAATATCCAATGGACGTAGAGTGAGAGCATTTTGTTCCGCAATCAATATGCCAGATAGAACTATTATTACAAAAGATATTAAACATAATGGACCTGCTAGAAAAGTTGCATATAATTTTGAGTCACAAGATATAACAGCAACATTTTATGCAGATAAATTTTTAAGAGAAAGAACATATTTTGAATTATGGCAAAAGGCAGCTGTGAGTACAACAACTTTTAATTATAATTTTTATAAAGATTACGTTACAAATTTAAATATATTCCAATTAGGTCAATATGCAGCACAACAGGAAAGAGATGATGTTACTTATGGGGTACAATTGATAGATTGTTTTCCAAAAACAATTAGTGCTGTTGAATATGCAGCTGAAGAAAACACTGTACAAACATTTACTGTAACATTTACATTTAGATATTGGGTTAATTATTTTATAGATCAACAAGGAAGACTAGAATTAGGAACTCCTACAGGAAGTCGTCCAGTTGTAAAAGAAGGTGGTGGATTATTTGGTGGACTATTAAATAAATTACCACCAGATTTGAGAAGAGCAGGGCGTGATGTTCTCAATGATTTAAGAAGAAGAGCACCTATTGGTAGAATTACAGGAGGAAGAGTATTTCCTCCATTTAAAATTCCACCTCTAAATATATAATATTAATAAGGAGATATAATGGCGTTACCGATAATTGAAACACCTAGATATGAGTTGACATTACCATCGACAGATACTATTGTTCCATTTAGACCATTTTTAGTCAAAGAAGAAAAAATTTTGATGATTGCAATGGAATCTAATGATAACAAAGAAATTATTTCTGCAACTAAAGAAATTTTAAAAGCTTGTACTTTTGATAAAATTGATGTAAATAAATTACCTCTATTTGACATTGAATACATTTTTTTACAAATTAGATCAAAGTCAGTTGGAGAAATATCAAAGTTCAAAATATTGTGTCCAGATGATAGGGAAACTTATGCAGATGTTGAATTAGATTTATCAAAAATAAATGTACAAGTAGATGATGAACACACAAATAATATATTAATAGATGAAAATAAAAAATTAGGTATTGTATTTAACTATCCAACTTTGGAAATGACTCAGGCTGGTTTTGATATGGCAAATGTTGATGCTGATAAGTTATTTGATATAATGACAAGCACAATAGACTATATCTATGAGGGAGAAAAGTTATATCCTGCCAAAGATAGTACAAAAGAAGAATTGAAAACATTTGTAGAAAGTTTACCACAAAAAACTTTTGAAAAGATAAAATTATTCTTTGATACGATGCCTCAATTAAGACACGAAATTGAAGTGGAAAACCCAAAAACAAAAGTAAAAAGTAACATTACTTTAAAAGGTATTAGAGATTTTTTTCAATAGGCCTCTCTCATAACAGCCTAGAGGCGTATTTCGAAACTAATTTTGCTTTAATGCAACATCATAAATATTCTATAAGTGAAATAGAAAATATGATACCTTGGGAGAGGGACATTTATGTTAATATGTTGTCTAATTATATAAAAGAAGAAAACGAGAAACGAAGACGGGAGAGTCAAAAATAATGGACGAAATAAAGGTTGCAGAACCAAAACAAAAGATTAGTGTTGATTTAGAAGTTGACACTTCAATTAAAGATTTAGGTGTAAATCCATACGCTAAATTAATTCACTTGGCGAGAGCTGTAGATAGTTGGAGAATATTTCCAAGAGTATTCATTTCAACATACATTTATCTATTATACAAAGTAGTAATCTGGTATATGAATTTAGAAGGACCTACTATGGAACAAAGTGGTTTAGTATCAATCGTTGTTGGTGCTGGCGCTGCATGGTTTGGTCTATACACAGGTAGTAGAGCAAAATCGGATAAAAAATAATGGCATTACCAACAATAGATATTATTGATAATAGTGTTACACTAGATACTAAAAGAACCAGAGGACCTGATAAAGGTCCAAGAGCACCAGCTGGTTTTAAAAATCTAGTAGAAGAAATAGCACAAACAATTTTTAGTAAAACAAAAATATCTGTTGAAGGTGCAGTAAAATCAGTTGTTCCTAGTATACCATTAATGATAAAAGAAATATCTGATGATATAAGAACAGGATCTGTAGAAAAATTTAAATTATCATTAAATAAATTAGAAAATATAATAAAAACTTTAGGTTTAGATTTAAAAAAATACAATAAAGATTTAGCAAATTTTTTAAATACAAGACAAGATAACTTTCAAAAGAGTGAAAAAAGAATTTTAGAGATACGAGAAAAAGGTGCTAAAGTAGAAATAGATGCTATCACAGGTAATATTAATTATTTAAGTAGAGAAGAAATTAAATTAAAAAATGATGAATTGTTAAAAACAATATCTGATATAAACAAGTTACAACGACAAAAAAACAAAGAAGAAAAAAAATTACAAGAAAGTAGATTTTTATCAGAAGAAGAAATAAAAACGAAGAAAAAATTTGTTAACGAGAGTTATACTACATTAAAACAATTGGAAGAATCAAAGACAAAATTAACAGAAACATTAAATATTCAAAATGAAAATGATATGCCACGAGAAAGTATGTTTGGTCGTATTAGAGGGCGAACACAAAGAATTGGTGAAGGTATAAGAGATTTTACTCCAACTTTTTTGATGGATATTATGGATACATTTATTGGTCAAATTAGAGCCTTCTTTGATCCATTAATTATGTTAAAAGATATATTTTTAGATATATTAAAACCATTAAAAATATTCAAAGTATTACTAGAACCAATTGTGTCTAGTATGAGAAAATATTTAGGAATTATAGGAAGACAAATTAAAACAGGACTAGCATTGGTTGCTGTCAATATATTACGTATATTAACAGATAAAAAAGTATTGATAGGACTATTAGCTGTTGCTGCTGCTCTTGGTATAAAAAAATTAATTGAATTAGCTGGTGATAAAGTACAAAAAAATATAGAAGAAAAAGCCGTACAACAAGAAGAAATAGGAAATGTAGGTGCTGCTACAAATATTAGAGAGATGACTAAAGAAAAACCAGAATTTGTTGATAGTAGAGGTAATGTAATAAAATTTGGTGAGGCTAAAACAGCAGAACAAATTGAAAATGATTTTAAACCAAAAACAGAGAGACCTGATAATCTAAAAATTAAATCAGGTAGTTTTTACGATAAAATGCTAAAACAAGAAGAAAAAACAAATATTAATAATACAAATGCTATTTCAAATAATTTGAGTAATGTTCAAACTCAAAATACAGCAAGTGTTGCTAATGTAAGTACGTCAGGTGTTACTAGAAAGACGGAAAATTGGGTAGATGCTGTTTACGACTATTAATAAGGACCTAAATCTTTTTCTGTAATCAACTTAAACTCTGCACCATTGTCTTCACAATAAGACTTTGCTGCATTCCATTTAGCTTGATTTTTAATATATTCAAAACTCTCACGCATAAATGCTTTTGTTTTCTTTTTAGGTGTTCGTGGTGGTTTACATTGACGAGATGGTTTGATTTCAATAAGAAACTTTTTACCTTTGATTGTCTTTACAATGAAGTCAGGATAGTATGAATGATATTTTTTATCAATCGGATTGAAATATCTTATGGATAATTCTTCACTCGCCCAATTGACTATATCAGGACTACGGTCACAGTGTAACATAAACTTACGCTCTAATAGTGAACGATAGACTATTTTAGACGGGTCGCCAACGTATTTTTTAGGGTT